TATTAGGCTGCTTATGGGGCGGAAGTATAAAGATACAATGGTTATTACCGCAACTAGGGCAAACTCCTTTTATTGTTTCCCCATCTGGCACATTAACATCCAGAATCATTGAATCTTCGTGTCCGCAACTTAAACATAGCGTATTCCGTTCTTTAGACATTTAAAACTCCTCCTCTATCAAATTACACACTTCACAAATGCTTTCTTCAAGTAATTCCCCAGTTAATTCATCTTCTGGCAAATCCACGGTTTCGATGTACTCTCCACATACACAACAGTATATTTCTGCTTCCATTTTATAAATCTCCTGCTTCTAATACGCCTTTTATAATTTGTGCGATGTTATCCCTATATTCGGCTGCATTTTCAAGTGAAACGCCTTGTCCTTTCTTAAAAAGGATTAAATCCTCTGGAAGTGGGTTTAAAACCACGATATTGACGGATTCAAGTTCTTTCTGCATTTCCGGGGTAAATTTTTCTACCACCGCGTAAATCTCCAGCTCTAAATAGTGAGGCATTTCACAAACTACATTATTTTCAATATATTTGGTATATCCCACGTCAAATTCCTTTAAATTGCTCATAGTACCACTTCCGCAGGGATAACTTCCCAATCCCCTAATTTCTGGTCAACTCCAAAGCCTTTCTGTAACCATAGGCCTCCAAATAAGCATCCTTGGTCAGGTTGATTCTCCATTTCAAAATCAACGAATTTTCTGGCTATAAACTCACTAATAACCCGTCCGGCTTTAGGATGGCCCTTTATCTGCTTGATTTTATCCCAATTGGGATAAACCAACCGATAAATCTTTATAAAAGCATCCCCTGAGTCCTCGGCATTTTCAAATATGTTTTCAATCTGCTCTTTGCTTATCTGCATTTAAATCACATCCCCTCGTCTAATTCCATTAATTCATCCCATCGCTGCCCGACAATAGCTCTAAGGCAGTCTTCACATACGGTTAGGTAAGTTCCGTCGTCATCTTCAATTGAAGATCCTCTAATATATTGGAGGCTACCATCTTCGTGATAGGTATCATCGCGGTTAGGACCGTACACTTTTAACCGTGAGGCCCCTATTCTTACCCCGCATACATTACAGGTATCTTCTATGGGCTTCCACATGTTACTAGGCATTTATAAACCCCTCTGGACAAGTTTAAAGGAGTTTTCCCCTTCAACATACCCGGTGCATTCTTCTAACCACCTAGGATCAAAATTAAAAGGGAAAAGGGCATAGCGATTAGCTATGGCCCCTTCATTGAACTGAACTTGGAAATCCTCAAAGTATCGTAGGATTTTATGGTCATTAACCAATAATTCCATCACTTTAAAGAGGAGGTCGTGGTCGCTGAGTATATGATCCACTCTGGGGTGCGTACATTTGCTATGTACGGTATTTGACCCTGCGTTTGCCCTGAATATGCATGTTCTACAATTTTTAGCTGCTTTTTCCATATTAATCACCTATTTTTCGCTTATTACTACAAAAGTTATGCCCTCTTTTGCTATAATTGAATTTAAATGGTCTATTCCCAATTGAAAGTTATTAGGGTTGGATTGGTACGCCGTCACAAAGAAAGCGGCTATAAATTCAACCATTCCATTCATAGCTACCTGAAAATCCTTGGATTGATATTTCTTGAAAGTTTGGCAGAACTCCAGCTTCATCATGAGGGCTAATGCCCTCTGGTCTTTATCCGGTTTAAAATCCATCTTAAATCACCTCTTGGTATTTTCATGGCCGGGGATTACAACTTCAATGCGTTTAATAATGTTCATGGGGTAAACGCTGGTGTATTGTTCCCCTCTAAAGTAACTAACGATTTTGACCGTGCTATTAAACTCATTAAAGAGTATTTCGGGTTCTTTAAAGATTTTACTGCCGGTCGCGTGGATAATTATCCCCGCTGTATTGAAAACTACCTTATAATCCATGTTATCACATCACCATCCGTAAGCTTCGCCTAAAATCGGGTTGAACACTTCTTGTGTTTTCCCTTCCAGTCCGCAGGTAAAAAAATCCAGTTCTATCTGCTTAATCTTTTCAGCTTCGGGTTCTATGCTGCATTCGTGGACTTTTTGCTTAAATTCTTTGGCTGCTTGCTCAAACCACATATCGTTGCTGTGTCCACCGTCAAATTCGCTTAAGCCTATTATTTCACCGGGAACTTCGCCGATTTCTTCATCTATTGCTAAAACTTTACGAAATACATTTTTTAGCACTATTAAATCAATTTCTTCCAATTTCTGTATGTTTATTCCCATATCCTCCATATTATCCCCTCTTATTGCTGTTCAAGCTGTTTAATTATGTTTTCAATGCTTTTATCTAAATCCACTTTAGTTAAATCCACATCGGCGTAATCAGTTATGCCAAAGCGGGTTTTAACCCTTATACTGTTTTTTTCGGTAATTTCATAGGTATTGGTTCTCATTTTATCACTCCTTTTCAAAAAATATTGGTTCATCCGCATGTTTTACTTCCCAAAGGAAACAGTCTTCACATAATTGTGCTTCTGGGTAATCTCCATCCGTTAGAGTTTTACCGCAGCCCAGACATTCAACTTGATCAGGTATAGGCATGGTTATAACTCCTTTTTAACGAAAGTACGGTAAGAGCTTAGGACTTCCCTTGCACAATCCCTTTTCTGTTTGAGTTCATAAAGCCGGTTAAGCTTACTCACCATTAATTCCGAATCTGTGGAGTAAATTACTCCGTTTTCCACATTTTCGGCCAGTTCCGTAAGATTCTGTACTACATGTTTACTGTATTGTTGGAACTGGTTTTCAGCGGTTTTATTTTTTGAAATTAGTAATTTTTCATAGGTTTCGTTATCCATTTTTTCACTTCCTTGGGTTTTATACAAAAATAGGTTTTATCGGGCAGTCTTTTGCCAGAGTACAGTTGCTGCATTCGGTGAGTTCAGGGTTAAATATTAACCCGGCGGCCCTATGGCGGTTTTCACACTCGATGTCTAATTGGTCTTCGTCCATTTGGTCAAAGGGCATTTTAAATACTGCCCCAACTGCTTTTACTTCATTTTCGGCTGCTTTTTTCATTTTTAATCCCTCTTTAAAAGCCTTTAAATATAGTTTTACTAGGATTTTCAAGCTCAGAATCGTTTATTTTTGAGGTGAGTATCTCCAAAACCATGTCTATTACCAGCTGCTTGTCACCTTCAAGATTAACCACGGTGTCCTTTATCCAGTCGCGGATTTCAACGACTTCGGCCTTTTTAGCCCTTCCGGACCTTCGGGCTTTCCTTAAAGTGTTGTCCACGGTTTCAGGTATGTTTTCTTTTATTTCTTTGGGGTTTTCCCATTTGTTTTCTGCTATCCAACGGATAGCTACCGTTATTTCGTGTTCAAAACGCATATTTTTCGCTCCTTTTTAAGTTATTTTAAGCCATAATAATTATATAGACGCCCTAGTATATAAACCCACCGCCATAGTTTATATAAACGCCATAGTTTATAGGCCGTAAAATATAAACCAGAGAACCCACAAAAAAACAATATAAAGACAGAACACCATGAAAGAACAACAGAAACACCTCGACGCATTCGAAACATACTTCACAAGCCGACAAGGCGGAGCGAAAATAAGCGACAGTGTGAGGTTAGTGTCGAGTGAGTATAAAGTAACGACAAAGACTGTCTGGAAATGGAAGGCTGAATTTGATTGGGATAGCCGGGAGGCCGTTAGAGCGGCCGAGATTAATAAAAAGATACAGGAAAAAACTGATTCTAGCATTATTAAGAATAAATCTAACTACTTAAGCCTAATCCATAATGCTTTTGCGGAATATACTAAAGGAATTAAAGATGGCACCAGAGAGCCAATAGTTATCAATAATATGAATGATTTGGCAACTGGAATAAGAACCGCACTACTAGTATTAGACCAGCCAACAGATAACATTAAAACAACTGGTTCAGGTGAATTAAAGGTTAAAACGGAGGTCTATATACCAAATGACCCAAACCTTAGACGAATGGGAAGAGATCTTATACGATCCATTAGAACAAGCAAAATGGAGTCCAGCGACTCTAGCGATGGTAACAAGTGACGATCGTTGGCACCTTTATCCCCATTTAGCAATACTCGATGAGCTATTACTGTATCTGAATAATAGGCAGTTTAACCGGCTAATGACTTGGATGCCACCACAGCACGGAAAAAGTGAATTAATAAGCCGTTATTTCCCGGTATGGTATTTAGGCCATAATCCTAATGATAGAGTAATATTATCTAGTTATGAAGCCGGGTTCGCTGCTGACTGGGGTCGAAAGTCAAGGGATGTGTTCAAGGAGTGGGCCGGGCCTATCTTTGGCCTTAGTCTAAGGGAAGACAGCAGCAGCGTAAAACATTGGGATATATCTAATTTTGATGGCGGAATGGATACCAGTGGGGCAGGGGGAAGCCAAACAGGTAAAAAAGCGGACTTTTTCGATATTGACGATCCGCATAAAAACCCACAAGAAGCCAGATCAAAGATTTTCCAACAGAGGATTTATGACTGGTACCTAGAAGCAGTGGATACAAGGCTATCCGAGAAGGGATTGATTAGTATTACTCAAACCCGGTGGGATACCCGGGATTTAAGCGGCCGAATTTTATTTGACGATCAAGGCAGGGAAAATGAACCTCATGTTGTGCTAAACCGTGAGTTACTGGAATCATTTAGGGAAGGTAAACGGTTAAGTAAAGATAAGTGGGTTATACTCCATTTGCCCGCAATAGCTACCAAACCAGATATATTAAACCGTAAAAAAGGGCAAGCTTTATGCGTTAATCTGTTCAGCCTAGAAACCCTACTGGCTAAACAGAGAAGAATGGGAAACAGGAGCTTTTCAGCATTATACCAAGGAGAGCCGGTTCCACTTGAAGGGAATGTGTTTAAAAGGGAATGGTTTTACACGGAAGATAATCACCTACGGAAAATCCTTTTCACCAGTAGAAACTTCCTTCCAAGCGAACAGAACCAGATTAGATACTGGGATTTTGCTTCTAGTGGTGAAGGCGGAGATTACGCTGCCGGTTTAAAGTCTTCCTACCTAGAAGATAATTTAATAGTAAACGACTTGGTATATGACCAGTTTAGTGCTGATGCCATGTTAAACACCTATATTAAAACTACCAGAAAAGACACTATAAGGGTGAGGAGCATTATAGAACAGGAACCAGCAAGTATGAGTATAATGTTAATTGCTAAATTCCGTCAGGATAAACGATTAAAGGGTTATGCCATAATGGAAGACAAAGTAACAGATTCAAAGCTAGACCGGTGTTTTGACCTTGAATTATTAGCAGAAACTGATAGATTAAGGTTTAATACTGCAACAATGCCGTTGGAAAAGATTTATGCCATAGTGGATATGTTATTAGCATTCACAGGGGAAAAAGAAGAAGAGGACCATGTGGTTGACGCTTTAAGCGGCTCAGCACGGTATTGGTTAAACAGAAGCGGGGAGTCCGATTACACAAGGAGTAAAAAGAAATATAAGTATGCTGATAAAAATAATAAGGAGCATAAAAAGTATGAAACAAATAGACATGAACGAGTATTTTCATCTTGGTAAAACAATGAAGATGACAGCCTCCAACCCAGAGCTTAATGTAAAAAGCTTAACCGGCGGCCAAAAAAGTAAAAGGGTGCCATCTTATCGTTGGACTACCAATATGTTTGATGCGACATACAATCCTGATGAATTAAACTATAATGATTACCAGGAGATGCTCCGGGACCCTCAGATTAAAGCGGCGGAACGATTAATCGTTTATAGCCTTTTATCTAAGAAATTCCATATAACTCCGGCCAGTGAACGCCCGGAAGATGTTGAGATTGCTGATTTTGTAAGGGAAGTTTTCAATAACCTTAAAACACCCTTCCGACAAGTAAGGAAGGATTTATATAGTGCCATTACCTTTGGTTTTGCCGTTAGTGAAGTTAACTATGAATTCGTTGACTATATAGGTAAAATAGTTATTGAAAGCATTAGAGGGGTGGATATTGAAACATTATGGCGGGATTGCTTTACCTATGACCAATACGGTAATGTTAAAACCGTCACTCAAACAATAGGGCTTGATAAGATATCTATCCCCGGTGATAAGTGCATAATCTTTGCCTTTGACGAATTATTTGGAAATAAGTATGGTCGTAGTATTTTAAGGGCATGTTACGACGACCACTTTATGAAACATCAAATCCTTATTTGGGCAGCAATATTCCTTGAAAAACACGAAGGCCCTACTGTTGTTGGCTATGAAAGTGAGCGTGGTAGTAATTCAGAGGAAATGCAGAAAAATATAGATAGTATCCATGAGGGTACCGCCGGGTTTACTGCCAAACCCGGAGAAAAGTATGAAATACTTGAATCACAGCATAGGGGCGAAGCTTTTATGCAATTTATTAATTACCATGACAATATGATTTTCCGTACTTTTCTTATTGGATCATTGCTACTGGGGCAGGCTGAAGCTCAAGGTGGGAGCCTGGCACAGAGCCAAACCCATGATAAGACGCTCGGCGTTTTTTTAGATGGAATCCATCAGGATTTAGCTAACAGTATTCAGGAGGCTATCCGTAATTTAGTGGACTTAAACTTTGTCACTAGGGTTTATCCTAAATTTGAGTTTGAATCTTTTGAAGAGAAGGAGTTATTAAGTCTTTTAAGTGCATTACAGCCTTATGCGGATAAGTTTATGATAGATAAAACTAGTTCCTGGTTCTTCCAATTACTTAAGCGTATAATGGACGAATACGCGGATATAGAGATTACAGAAGAGGAATTTAACCTTAACAATAACCATGAGTTCCCACTTTATGAAGGGAACGCCGAAGAAGAGGAGATCGATAATTCGGCAATACTAGACGGTGTTAAGGAAATATTAAAGCCAACTTCACCAACCGGCGGAGCATAGGAATAAAATGAGTTTAACAAAGGAACTTACAGCTCAGGCTTGGGATGCACAAATAACTCCTAAAACAATACCTCCAAGCATATATAATATAATAGCTGACAATCAAGGTATTTTAACGGAGATATTAAGCTTAAGTCAGCGTGAGCTTCAATCTTTTGCTACCCAGTATCGAAACCCTCAACAACTGGAACAAATACTAAGAGCGATAGTTAATCGTGGTTTTATTGTAACAAGCGACCATACAGAACAGTTGGCTAATTTCAAACAGAATATAGGCTTTGCTTTTGAAATAGGGTTAAATCAGGCAGCGGGAACCCCCTCTGCTGTTATGAGTGTTGTAGAGAAAACAATGATGGATAGTGCCATGAACTACATCACAAAGATGGATAACACTCTAAAAGAAAAAGTGGGGAATATATTAGTTGAAAGTTACCGTAACAAGATTCCAACACCCACAATGCTTAATCAAATAGTGGACACGGTGGGAATAAGTAAAAGCCGGGCCGGGGCCATAGCTAGAACTGAAACCATGAGAAGTTCCAATATGGCAAGCTGGAGCCAGTCTAAAGCTGCCGGAATGGAGTATTTTGTAGTCGATCACCGGGCCGCTGCTTGTCAATGGTGTATTAAAAGATTCCATAATAGAGTGTTTGGAATAGATGAAACCCGGTATGTTCCACCAATTCATCCTAACTGTGCTTGTGTTCCATCGTTCTTTTATGATAAACAGGACGCTAGGGATTATCTCAATGGAATTGTTGAAAGAAACAAGCTTGAAAGAGAATTAATGCAAAACAAAGGCTACGATATACCAAAGAGCGGTTCAGGTTTAAACCTATCTGGAACAGAGCAGTTGCAGATGGTTCAAAAAGCTTTAAGTGCAGTTTAATACATAAAACAAAATAGGAGGGATAAATCAATGCCATTACCAAGCCCAAAACAGGGAGAACAGCAGAATGACTTTATTGGTAGGTGTCTAGTAGATCCAACCATGAAAAATGAATATTCAGATTTAAATCAACGAAAAGCCGTTTGCATTACCCAGTTTAAGAAAGGGCCTAATATTAAGGCAAGTAAACCGGGAGGTTCCATTTGGGAAACCGGAATACATAAAGTTAGCATAGGGGGCAAACCAGTACGATTAAAAGCCCCGGAATATAGCCTAAAACAGAATTATAACCTAATGAAAAGGAAAATAGCTGAAAACGGCCATATTCCAATTGGAATAGATCATATTCCTGAGGAAGTATTGGCCAGTAACCCGACTCTAAAGAAAATACTTGATAAGCAGGAGATAGATATATATAATGTAGGAAAAATCAATGAAGTTGCCAGTGATGGCCAGAGCATTAAAATCGTTGACGCTGAGTTTACCGTTCCAGCCGTTCAGGATTTATTTGAGAACGGAGATTTAGAGGCGTGGAGCGTAGTAGAGAATGTTAAAACTCATGAATGTCCGACAGAGTCCGCTGATTTAGTCGTGGATTATTTTACGGATATTAAACGAGTGGATTTAGTGGGCAGTGGAGGCTGTGAAACCTGCCGGGTGAACGCCGATGGTGTTCCAGAAGGCTATGAAAGGTTGAATGCAAGTTTTATGGAGGTAGATATTGTGACTAAGGATGGAAAAAATGGAAAAGGGCAGGAAGACCCAACCAAAGGCGACCCTGCTAAATTAAACCCAAAGGACGACCCTGTAACCCAGACACAAGGAGCCGGCGAAGACCCAAATAAAAAGAAGGCTGACCCTACTGGAGAAGACCCTAAAAAGGCTAAAAGCAAATCAGTTGAAGAAAGATTAGCTGAATTGACCGAAACCGTGGTCGCTATCGGTAAAACCGTTACTGGTATTGTCGATGGTACAATAGAAGCCAAATTGCCTGAGAAATACGCTAAACAACTAGAGAAAGTGGATGATTTAACCCTTGAAGCTAGTAAAGCAAAAGTCGGGGCCTTGATTGATGCTAAGATTAAATCTGGTACTGTTAAACCTGCAATGAAAGAGGGATTAATGGAAGCCGGGTTAGCCATGCCAGAGGAAGCGTTTAAAAAGCATTTAGCTACCTATGAAGATAAGATATGGGATGATAAAATGCATGCGTCATTTTCAGAGCGGGATAATGTTGGAAGTTTGAACATTGATGCAATGCGTAAAGCTCGGCAAAAAAAGAGGTTTTAAAGCTAATATTAACAATTAGGAGGTTAAAATATGGTTTTAGACAGGAGAGTTGACGCAACTGGCCGTAAACCTGGAGTAAGAGTCTTTCTAGAGGAAGGAAACTTTACTTACAATGCTGAACTTGACACTATTAAAGGAGAACTCCCCGGTGGTTCTTTCGCTTCAAGAATTGGTAAAAATACGGAGGTTCAAATCTACACTGGGGCAGATAGGACTGTTCAGGTATTTTCTAATGGGATTCATATAGGGGCAACCCGGACCAAACCCGAAGGAGAGCTACCAAAAGCTAGTAAGACTAGTGGAAACTACCAGAGAAGGACTGCCGGACTTGACCTAGTGGGAGAATTTGAATGGCTACCACTTGTAGATGACAACGCCGCTATAAACCCAGGAGATTACTTGGCTCTGGCTAATGCTAAACAGTATGACAAAGAAGAAGATGCCGCTGCACAACCCACCGCACTAGTGGCCTTTGAATCCAGAGATAGCAGTGAAGGCGGTAGTATTCTAGCAATTAGACTAGGAAACCAGTCACAATTTGAGGCTGATTAAATAATAAACGATAAGGAGGCATAAAGATATGGCAACACCTGAAATTAAAGCTGAAGATATCCTTTTAGGGCCAAAGGAAACCGTTAGGGACAATGCACAGTTATATGTTACTGATGAAGTCGCTAAAGGCATGACTATTGCCCCAAAACTAGGATTTTCAGATACAGAATCTAAGTGGGTTTCTTGGTTCACTAGGGAAAAGACGGCTAAAGAACAGTTCGATGAAAATTTAATAATGAAACCAATGCCCTCAGAGAATGCGGAGCTGTTAGAAGTATCCGGAATGGAATTAACTCCTAACAATGAACGAGTAATCACATGGGGGTACCAGTACTCCGTTGATTTAAACGATCTAAACGATAGCCCCGAATCATACTTAATGGACATACAAGACCTTTGCTGGGGTATAACAGAAGCAATTGAAACTAATGTTGCTGCGGTTCTAATATCTGCGGCACCTAATTGTACTTTCAGCCCTTTAAATGGGGATTGGGCTACCAGTACTACAATAGCAAAAGACCTACGGGGTTACCGCTCAGAGTACGCCGCTAGGGATATTAAGGGAATGCTGCGGGAAACCTTCCTTAACAGGACCCAATTCGATCAGTTAGGTAACTGGATTATAGACACCGAGGGAATCGCTGCCCTTAAGGAAACTGACGAAACCATCACCTATGGTGGCCTAAATAACAACTACGCCGCCTTTGGTATAGCAGATGGAGCTATCCTTGGGTTTGATTCAATGCTCCCACCAGGATTAGTCAAGTACCGTAAGATGGTAGGAGGCTATAAGCCTATAACCAGTAAAGAAGGGACTGAACAGTATCTTCCAGTGATAAACATGAAAGTTGAGGACACAGAAGTCAGAAGGATGGAACCAGTAAGGACTTTCAAGTTCGCTGCTAGTTGGAGAACTGCTATAACCAGACCGGCGGGTATCATATACGATACTGGAATTTAAGCCCTGAATAAGGGTTTAATTCCTGTTATTCCTTTTTAAAAGGAGGTGAATAATGTGAGTCTATTATATAATGCCAGAAAGGTAGCTAATTACGCCCGCAACCCTATTAAAATGCTTGGTATGGTTTATGAAGAGTTGACAGCTATTGATAGCCGTGTTGATGCCAAAGATGCAATTGCTGAACAGTATCAGGTATATATTCCTGCGGATAGTGCCGCTAATGCCACTTTTGAACATGCTATTTTCAAAGCTCCGGCTGCTGGTACTATTACTGATATAATAGTGGTACCAGATTCAGATATAGGTCAAGCCACTGATTTTATGGTATTAACAGCACAAGACAAGGGTGCAGATGGTACAGGAACTACTGCTATTGGTACCAGGAATGTTAATAGCAGCAATACAATAGAGGGCATGGTTGGAGTGGATATAGTAACAACCAACGCTGTCATTGGTAGTGGAAGGGTTATTAGCCTTGCTAAAACAGTAGAGGGGGGAGGTCAGGCATGGCCCGGTGGAACCATCATAGTTGTCTTCACCCCAGCTGCTTAAAACAGTAAACAACCTTTTCTTTATCTTTTTTTTAACTTAAAAACATTACAGGGGTGTTTACATTGGTTTATGCAAATTCTGATGAGGTTGAAAGGCGAATTCTTAAGTTAGAGGTAGTTTCCGCTATTGACCCGGACGATTTGGCGGACGCTCTGGACACCGCAGATAATATGGTGAATGCTGAACTAGTGGATGTAACTGTTCCAAACCCTCCACCCGCCGCTATTGTTAAAGCCGCTACTCTTTTTGCCAGTGCTGATTATCTTGACAATTTAGGCGAACAGAGAGATGACCGTGACCCTCAAGCTGTAACATTGGATAAGAAAGGTTATCGAATACTGAACGGGTGGCTTAATGAAAATGAAAGTAGTAAATCACCGGGAGGCTATAACCGGAGTAATTCAAGCCGAAACCGACCTTTTTATGGGAGTAAAACTCACCGGAACAGAATATTGAGGAATAGGAGGTTTCTATAAAAATGGCAACCCACCTATTCTTTGAAGTTGGCGATGGGGGTTATCCTGAAGCCTTAATACGGAAAGGTAAAGAATCTGGCCCAGAATTTGATAAAAGGGCAGATGAAATGTTGAGCCTTATTCAAAATGATGTTAGGCTTTTTATCCCACGGAGTGAGCAATGTCCCGGGGAAGGTAAAGGGGGAATCACTAAATCCGCCATACTCCGGCGGTTATTGCCCTTTGGAGGGGAGGTTTACGCTGATGAAAACCGGGCTTACTGGTTTAAATGGTTTGAAGATGGAAGGGGGAAAGTTAAAGTAAAAAAAGCCAAAGCATTACATTTCTGCATTGGGGGCAAACACATCTTTGTTAAGAGCGTAAAAGGCACTAAAGGCCGTGATTCTATGGGCAAAGGCCATAAGCAGGCGGAACCTAAAGTCCAAAGGAAATTCGAGGAAATGGGTAAATGGTTAAGCGAGTTGGATTAAATGACAATATTAGAAACGGCTAACAACATAGAAACCCGCATGAAAGCTTTAAAAGAAACCGTTGGCGGTGTTCAAGTACCTATATTCGATACCGTAATCGTTGGGGGAATTGACCCACAGAATCTCCCTAAAGGCACATCCATAACGATAAGGGCGGTTGTTCAGGGGGATGCTCTTAATTTCTCAGGCCCGAACCCCCCTTATACGCCATTTGCTACTCCTTGGCACTTAACGGTATATCGGACTGGGAGGATATCGGAAGCTACTAAAGAAATTTATCGCATTATTCCTTTAGTCTTAGCAGAATTAAATACTGATATGAGCTTTGGAGGTGCATGTAGTGAGGCTTATTGGCCTGAACCGTATGTGATCTACGATGAAGACTTTACAAGTAAAACGAACATGATTGGTGGTGCTAGAATCGTATTTATAGCACTATACCAATAATAAAAAAATTAAGGGGTGAAATAATGGCTAAACAGGAAAAAAAAGCATTTAAAGAAGTTGAACCTGAATTGAAACCTAAAAAGGGGCAGGTTGTAGTTAGAAGTACTGCATGCTGCCCTCAACATGTTCCTGGCATTGGAACGGTATTAGCTCATGAGGAGTTTGTGGTTTCCAAAGAACAAGGGCAGGAATTAGCGAAAGGCTTATTTGAATTAGTTAAATAATAAATAGGAGGTTCAGAACAATGGGAAGACGAACTAAAAAGGTATATGCCGCTGGGATGGCAATTGAAGATACCTACAATGTTTATAAAGCCCCCACTACATATATGAGATACCTTAAATTAGGCTTAAAAGTAGATCCGAACGATGAAGAACTAAATATAAGTGATGGTACCCCCGGTTCAACCTATGTTTACCGTAAAGATGCCGAAATAGGAGGACCAATGGAAATCCCTGCTTGGCCGGAAGAATCACTGGAACCCCTCCTTAAATTAATATTTGGAAGTGCTGTTAGCACCAGAAACATACCCTCTGATGGAATAAGCTACACTCATGAGTTCACTCAAAGCTGGACAAATATTCTAAGTGCTAGTATTACTAGATGGATTCCCGGCAATTCAGGAGCCGAGGAAGTGGAAGCCTTTACCGGAGCGGTGTTAGATTCACTTGAAATAGGATTTGACGGCCCCGGACCAATAAGCCTTAAGCCAACTTGGAGCTGCGGGGGATATGATGCCAGTAAATCCGCCCCTACCCGAACATACAGCACAGCACCAATATTTGTATGGGGGAACTTCACCTGCAAAGTCGATCAAACTTTAAAAACAGATGTGACCAAAGGAACCCTGAAAATTGAACGAGCTTTGGATAAACTGACAGGGGCAAGTGGAAACCCAGTAACAGCGTTACTTCCAAACATATTAACCCCAACTGACTGGAAAGTTACCGGTTCCCTCCAATTCCCAGTAGAAAACAGGGAATGGTTACTAGAATACATATCAGGTAGCACAACTGGTACAACTCTGGATACCATAATAGCTGACAAGGAATTAGAGTTAATCTGCACCGGAGAAACCATAGAATCTACATATAAATACCTAATGCACTTTAAAATGCCTCAAGTCAACATGACCAAGTGTGATAACGATAAAGACGCAGAGAAAACCGAAATGTACGATATAGACTACCGAGCTAGACGATACACCGGAGCCGACAACGGACTAGGTACCAATAAGATTCTATCTGCCACCGTGGTATCTAAACTCGCCGCTATAACTTAATTCTCCTTAAATTTTTATAGGGGAATTAAGGCCACGGGCTAAAAAAATTGAATAAAATAATGAGGGGATTTAAAAATGATAAAAATAAACGAAATGGCAATATTAGACCCAAATCGCGAAACAGAAATAGTATTATTAGGCAAAGTTCGAAAACTGCTTAAAACCAATAAAAGGGTAAGTAACAAGATAACTTACCTTTTAAAAAAAGACGCTTACATTAACGGCCCAGAAGTCAACTTTCAGGCATTTGAGAGGTTAAGCAAAGAATGGAACCAGGATGCCCAGAAACTGGTAAAACAAATAATCAAACCAATATCCAAGGCTGAACTGGAGTATGTCGATACCCATGAGCTAGAAATTATTGCGGATGCCATTGAACGCCGTAAATATGAGGCTAGAGGCTATACACAGGAAGAAATCGACACCGTTGAGGAAGCAGGTAGAAAAGCATTAGTGGCTAGGGCTAAAGCCATTAATGAAGGCTTAGAAATAGAAGCTCTAGAGGAAGACGAGGATTTTCAGGAAACGAATACGGACCAGGATTTGAATACTGGGAAGCGGAATATTTCCGAGGATTGAGCAGGGAAGAGTTTGAAAAAGAGGATGACCAGTATCACTGCATGATAGTCCGCTATGGGTGGCTCCATGAACAGAAGAAACTGGAAACCCTACTTAAAGCAATATTCGGCGAACCAAAACCTAATGAACCGTTAAATGTTGAACTAAACGAAGGGGATGATATTCAATGGGAGTCTGGTAACTCCCTTAACCGTTTCAAAGACCCTAAATTCCTAAAAAATGTTGAAAAGCTTAAATAACACGAGGTTACAGTAATGGGGAACTATAAAATCCAGTTAATCCTAGATGGTAAATCTAACATACAAGGCATGATGAACTCAGCCGGAAAATCAGTTAAATCCGGTATAGACACCATAAAGCAAAGTGCTAGCGGGGCCGATGCCAGTCTGGATAAACTGGGTAGTTCCGGCCGTGCTTCGTTTATGGAAATAAACTATGGAGCTAGACAAGCCCAATCAGGGATTAAAAATATTAAAGGCGAGTCTAGCGGTGCTTTTTCTGCAATTAAAGCCGGAGCTACAAGTGCCGGTACCAGTTTAAAGTCAGGGATTGAATCCGGGGCAAGAGCCGGAGCATCAGCCCTTAAATCTTTAGGTTCCGCCGGGGCCAGTGCTATAAAAGGTATTGGCAGCGGATTAGACAGTATTTTTAGTGGATTCAGTACATTGGAAGGAGTTATCGGAGGAGTAATAGGCGGCTTTGGATTAATGGAAATAGCAACCATGTCATGGGGAGGGGCTACACAAAGGGAATTTAACACCGCTTACCTTCAAACTGTAATGTCCGATGAGGCCGCACAAAATTACCTTGACACAATCGCTAAAATCGTAAGCGAAGTACCCGGAAACGATACTTTTATGAATGCCTTATTAACCGGGGCTTTAGCAAGACAATCTGATTTAACAGTTGATCAGCTTAAGATGTTAGGTGATGCTGCGGCTTACTATACTAGTATCTCTCAGCAGGTTATGGGTGGATTTAATCAGGAATATGAGCGGGAAATTAAAGATTATATTTTAACTGGTAACACCGGCTTAATGCAGCGTGATGGTTTACTTAGAAACCAGATTGGAATACTTGAAGGTAAATCAAGTGTTGAAGACCGTATTTTAGCAATTAATGAAGCATTGACTAAAGAAGGTTACAAACAAATCCCATTAACGGAGTTGGCTAGTTCTAAAGCGGAAGAGCTTAAAGGAAAATTTCAATTAGCTGCAACAGAACTAGGAACACGGTTCTTACCTCATTTAATTACTATAATTGACTTCCTAACTGAAATGGATACTAAAACCGGCGGCTTTTCAACTCAATTAATGTTAGCGGCAGGGGCGGCTGTAAGTTTAGGGGGTATGTTAGGTTTAGTCTATTCCCCATTAAAAGACGCTCTTGGGGCCGCTAAAGATTTAGCAGGATGGATAAAAGACAAAATACCATCCACTAAAGTAACAACCGTTAAATGTGTAAAAGACCCATCTTGTGAAGTTGGAGGTACAGGGACTCCTGGAACTGGAGGTAAAGGAGGTAAAAGTGGAACCGGAGCATCTATTCTACCATTAGCGGGTAAAACACTTGCAGGAATTGTTGGAGGTGCCACAGTAGGGGATATTTTATCAAACTACTTAGTGGGTCCTGCATTTTCAGGGATAAGTGGACTGTTAGGTGGTGGAGAACCATTTAAAGCTTATCATGGAATATTAGATATATTTGGGTTAGGAAACCAAGACTATCAGGTTTTAAACTATAATCAGGCAATAACTAAAAACGCTAAAAAATATGGGCAAACCCAAGGAGCCGGGGGCAAACCTATAGGAGAAGTGGACTGGAGCTTCTTTGATAGCATAAAAGGGGCATTTTGGGGTAAAGGACAGCAAAAAGGAACACAAAGTGCCGTTGAAAATGTGGATTGGTTCCGGAAAAATGTTTTTAATAAAATATCAACTAAAGGCATTGGAGAATGGATAAAAACCACAGGGTTGTCTAATCTAAGTAAAGGAGGATTACCCGGCATAATTTCAGGATGGTTAGGAGGCAGCGGAGGTACCGCCAGTGCCGCTGGGAAAGGTGGAAAACCATCAATTCTACAAGACATCACTGGAAAAGGGGGATTATTGGACTTTAGCCGTTTTAATATACCTCAGCTAAAATTCCCTTCTCTAGCGGACATTAAGAATATGATAATGGGAAAGCTTCCCAAGATGGCGTTTAAACTTCCAAGCCTTAATGACCTTAAAAACTGGATAACAAGTAAAATTCCTAAGTTTAACTGGAAAATACCAAGTATTCCACAGATACTACAGCTAATAAAGACTAAAATAGCTGAATTAATATGGAAGATTCCCGGGGTTTCACAGCTGCTAGGGCAAACATGGCAAAAGATTAAGGATTTATTCTGGCAGATTCCCGGTGTCGGTTCGCTTCTAAACCAGACATGGCAAAAAATAAAGGAATTAGTATGGCAAATACCAAGTGCCGGCGAGATCCTTGGAAAAATCGCTGAGAAAATTGGAGACTTTGTATGGCCTATGGGGCCTAGCCGGGGTGTGAGTAATGCAGGTGGAGGGTCTGGTGGAGGCGGTGGAAAAGCCTTTGGCCCCCCATCTGGTATTATAAACGACCATATTGCCACTACAATGAGTAACCGTAGTGGAGTGGGCCGTGGATACATAATGAATGCCTTAAATAAACGCTTTACCGGTGTTAGTGCCTTTAACGATATAGCTAATGGAATATCGGACCATTTAAGCTATGAATTTTACTTTGGCGGCCAGAAAAGCAATGAACAAGTTTGGCAAAGTGGAACTTGTAATTGCTATGATGGGGCGGAGTTCCTTATAGCGGAAGGTGGACAGCGGTTTGGACTCTCAACCGGTATGGCTAATGGTATGTGGGATGGAACTAGCATTCCTCATACTTGGAGTACTATCGGCGGCCAAGAGTTTGATATGGCAGCTAAGCTTATCCGTGGTTACTGGAATCACCCCGCCGGGCCTGAAAAAGACTTTGACCAGTTTATGACAGATATAGGGCCGGGGTTAGAGTGGATGGCGTATGGAGGCCATAGGATTGACCCTTATGATGCCTTAGGCAATGCCGGAAACTGTTTTGATATGACTTTAGGGGTGATGGGAATTGCCTCTAATCTGTTCGGGCTGCCATCTAAAATGATTTGGGGTCATTATGAAGGGAATAGCCATGTATGGGCACAGGTAGGGAACAGATATTATGATCCGACCAGAATGGCATTGGAGCGTACTTATAGCCCTCCACCTCAAGGCCCGGCCCCTAAAAGAATTGCCGGAAAAGGGGATACTTTCATAATAGAGTTTAGCGGCACGGTTTATAACAGAGAAGAACTAGAACAGATTACTAAACAGGCAGCGAACAAAGTATTGGATGAAAGAGAGAAAAAGAGGGGAGTTTATGACTTTTCCTCTTAAGGAGTTGAAATAAATTGACAACCGGTTATATAGGGCCAGTAAGCCTAGATATTCCCCATATTAGGGAAAACGATGAAATAAAACCAGATGGTAGCGAAGTCATTAATATAGTTTGCAGCACGGCAAAAGCCAAGCAATTAATCGGCCTCGGCGGGGAAATTGTTAAAAACCAATACCGCAGTTTAAGGGTAGTTCATGCCGTCGGGGATTTATGGGGCTTAACTCCAGTTAATACAAGCCCTGACTTAACCATAAACGAAGGAAACCCCCACTTTGGTTGGTATAACCTTAATAAACCCACTGAATCCTATTTAACCCCGGTTATTTCAATTGTTCAATTTAACGCAGAATTAATAAGCCGGAACATGGATGAAATCCTCTCACTACATTATAGCCGTGGAGGGGAAGATGGCACAGATTTAGGCCATAGTTACACTGATTTAACCCCTGATTACATTATAAACGAGTCAGGAGCGGACTTTGATACAACCAACGACTGGTATCCTATTGGAAAATGGTACATGGACGGCGGCGTGATTTCAAGTGACGGCTCTAAAATTAACTTTAGCGGTGGAGCGAATGTGGACGGTCAAGCCGGGCATATCTGGACGAATCACCGCACCCAGTTTAGCCATAACTTCATCATGGAGTTTACTTTACTGCCTGGAGATAAGCCTAGTGCCGGAAATCTTGAAAAAGATATAAATGTATGGTTTAGTAAATGGAGGCCGACAACTCCGCCAGTATGGGCTGATAGCTTCCTTATCAGCCTTGGAGTCAACAGCACAAACCAGTTTTATCAAGTGAATACTATTGGAACACCGGGAGGGCTTTCATGGTGGAATCTTGTACCTCCCACGGTGGATAATACCCCAACTGCCTTTAAGTTTCGTTTAACCACTGATAACAAGTATTATATGAAAGTTGAGCTTAATCGATATGTTAGTGGTGCTTGGACAGGGTATTCAACGATTTATTATGGGCCAACCAACCTAGGAGGGTGGGAAGACCTTTATATGGGTATTTATTACCTTAACCGTGACAGTACCACTAATTCAATGGCTATAAAGGACATTTCTGTGTATAATAACATAGAAGTGGACTTTCCTAATGTTCCAGTACTCCAACCGGGGGCAGTTCCCAATTTAACCCCGGATTTTTACCGTCCTAGTGAAGAGGGTAATATTCAATGCTTTAATAATATAGTTGATCCGCTTAATTTTCAGATTGCCCCTGCCGATCTGTATAAAGGCATACCTAAAGGCATGAATAGCAACTATCAGGATTCCACTTACAGGATTGTTACTAATAATGATATAGAATTGGATATAGGTAAGTTTTATATGAGTAATGGTATTTTTAAGCTAACTCCAACATCAACAGGGGTTGAAATACGCTATTGGGATGGTTCAGCCTATGTTCTAATGGATACGCTTACCTTACCCCGAACTACACGGTTAATAAGGCCGTTTTATGTGTCTAAGGAGGTTTTCACCCTCCAATTAGATAGAACATACTGGACATTGCGGATGGGAAAACCATTTATTTATATCGACCACCCCTATGATGACCTCACTTACACTCTAAGAACATGTTATGAACATGATGGCACAACCACAACCAGCCCGGCAGCGGGAGCGGATATAAGTATGCTAACATCCTTTTATTGTGGAGTGTGGAATAAAGGAACCGGAACCTGCGTTTCTCCAAATCCGGCACAGAGATACAGGATGATGATATTACAGCAATATCCAACCACTATAAAGAGTAATAAAATACCCGCTAACCCTGGAACTACTGGAATTGGCGTTTATGATACCAATATAGCGGATGATGCTGTTGATGGTAAGATTTTCCGTGCTAGGGAGTTTTACAGGCCAACGGTGCAAAATATAGGATTAGAAGGGGTTTAAAAGCATGATAACTGCTGAATTTCAGCCTAAACTTATAAATACTCCCATAGTTACAAATACGGAAAATCCCTATGTTAGATGTGATATCTGGGCAAAAGACCACTCTAACATCTACCAAATGTTTTGTTCTGATTGGGATAGGAGCAGTACTCAAATCTATGAGCGAGAACACTTAGGAGCCACTTTAGTAGGGTTAGCTGGGACTAGGAGCTTAACTAACGCAACCTTAACTACCAGAAAGTATGTTAAAAAGGGTGGACTCTTCTGGTTGCTAATCCGGGCCTCACGACAACCGATAAACGGTAATAAGTATGTGAAACTCTATATTGATGGGGAGTTAGTGGGACAGATAAATACTTTAACTGGCTATTTAGAGCATTATAAATACTTAGACTTTGGATATTACGATTTAACAGAAGGATGGCATGAGTTTGAGATAGAACTTGATGGACTGGACGCATGGGTGGACCATCTACTCATGTACCGCTTAGATCATTATAGTAGTGAAAGCCGGGCTAGTCATTACCGGTTGGACTGGCAAGATATAGAATTTACTGAAAACGCGATGGGGGAACTTAATAGTGCCACTATTACTCTCCCACTCCGTGAGCGGTGGAATGACCCTAATCTAAACATTTATAGTAGGAAATTATTTGATTTCACAGATATTCTGAATATAACTGTTGGAAATACCCCTTACGATGCCAAAGTTAAATTCGGGGGCTATGTGTTGGGATTAAGTGAAAACGATGAGGGAACGCAGCTAACAGTGAACGGTGCGGACCGGATGATGGACTTTTACCGGAAACCAGTATATACAAACTATTTAGTTGGAATAGCACCAGTCGGGGATGAATCTTACACTTTCCCAGTTGTTCAATACGGCTCTGGTCTAGAATGTATTCGGCATGCTAGTGAAACCTGCGAATTTGGGCCGCTTAATTATGGAATAGAATACCCTTACACTCTTGATTTGGATTTCAGGAGGCCAGATGACTTTAATAGTGTAGTGGTATCTGGATTTTACAAAACTTACAGTCCTAATACTGGATTAAAGCTAGGATACACTCCTTTAAGCTATGATTACTGTAATGTTGTTATAAACACAGATTATTATGCCATTTTATGGAATAGTCCATATAGGCCGTTTAATGCAGTAAAGGATAATATTTTAGCCCTTAAATACTATGCGAGTGGTGAAAGTTGCGGACAAGACACACGAATCCAGTTTAATATTGCCGTTACCATGTATAAGGCCGGAGAAACCCTAGCTCAAGCAAAAACTTACAATATCATGTTTACGGGTAAAGCGACCACTTCTAACCTTATAGGTCAAGAAAAACCAGTATTAAACGGAAAGGAGCAGATTACGAAGTTTGACCTTAAAGCTGCCTTTGATAAATACGCCCCAAGTAGTGAATACCATGTGTATAAGGTTGAATTGATAGACGCCGTTGATGTTAGCCAGATGGACGCAAGACGCAATAGTGTAATCCATTTATTAGGATTAACGGCTTATCCATCAACTATTAACAGTAAGTTTAAAGTTGAACAGGAATCCAGTTATCCCTACGAAGTTATAACGGAAATCCTTGAAAAGATGGGTTATGTTGGCTGGATTGACTACGGCCGCACCAGAAGAGAGGATATTTTCATGGTCGGCCCCGAATTTAACCGAGCAAGTAATTTAATTGCTAGGGAAGGCGTTAATGTGTTAAAGGTAACTGATAAATCCTATGACCCTTATGAAACCATACGAAACCGCCGTTTAATGCATTATCACTACACCGAGGGAGATGAGGATAGAACCGGGGTGGCTAGATACGAGAATAAAGATAGCAGTGCCAGATATGGCCCCGGCCCGTGGGAGGCCTACGAAGACGCAACGGACATAAATAATCAAACAGATGCCGATATTGAGGTTAAAAGGCAAGTTGAAAAGAACAGTTACCCGCTTACCAGTTTCACACTAGTTATGAAAGGAACAACCCTATTAAACCCTTCACAATACATTATAAGCCATTTACCGGGTTATTATTTAAGCGGGAATTACAGCACAAAAACAGTAACTCATACAATAAACCGGGATGATGGCTACATTACACGAATAAGCGTAAACCGGCCCGGAAGTTACTATGAATACATAAATAAAAAGCTGAATAATAATTTAAGGAAATATGCGGGGATAAATAGTAAAATGATGTATAATCGGGCAGTTTTAGGTAATATGGGTTTCTTGAGTGTCGGTGCTTTTGGAAGGAGGTCGTATTAAACATGGTAGTTAATACTAAAATTATAACCGGTTCCCAGCTTGTCCAGGCAGATCTTGATAATGACAAGTTTATTTACAATGATCAAATAGGAGCGGTGTATTCTCCTGATCCGTATGTGCCGGTGCCACAAGAAGGCCGCTTTAAGTACACTATTGCCCCTCCATTGCTTAATAATTTTGCATGGAACAGAGTTAAGCTTAATTGGACAAGGTATTATGACACGGCATTATTAGATGAATTTAAAACAGTTATTACCCTTGAAGGGATTTTGCCTAATGGACAAAGTGAATTATTAGCTGAACAAACAATAACGGACATTACAACTACCCCAACAACAGAAGACATTACCTTTGACCTTTTAAACAACCGTGGGGACGCCTTTTTTAATAGGACTCCCGGAACGGCGGCAACTGGTAAAGTTCAAGTTAATTTACCGAAGCCCTGGATAAACTACCAGAATATCCTTTTAATGAAGAGCTGGATGGATGGATGGCTTAAACGCAAAGGTCTGGCTATAACAGCAGGAAGTAGTTATTATGATAGTTATCCAGTAAAAATAACTGTTCCTTATGTTTCAGGTATGAAGAGTGATTTTAGTGATGTTAGATTTACATTACCCGATGCTCTAACCCCACTTTGTATTTATAGGTATAGTTATACTGCTGGTAGTACAGCGGACTTTTATATAAACTACCCTACATGTAATAGTGCCAAATCATTATTTATGTACTATGGGAATAGTGCAGCAACCCTCCATAGCAATATAGACAGCGTATTTCCCTTTGCTGATGATTTTAACGATAATAGCCTAGACTCTACTAAATGGGAAATAATTAGCGGTGGAGGAGGCAGTATAGCAGAAACTGGTGGCGGGATAATAGTAACAAGTGACGGAAGCAACCGAATTTGGCTGAAAAATAAAACTTCACGCTCTAGTCCTCATACTTTTGAATTTATGGGTAAAAAGGCTGAAAACATAGAGGTGGCATGGAATTGGGATGGATTACTTTCTGGTGCTTATGATTTACCAAAGAACGGTTATTATTTACAATATGCTGGATGGGTATCCCCCGCTAAGTTCACTTTATATAAAATGGTTAATGGAAGCCAGATTTGGCTTGATGACTACGCTATTACCTTAGATGGTAATTATCACAATTATAAAGTGGATTGTTTTTACAATGGCACTACCTTAACAATTAGAGTTTACTATGAATCCACCCTTATATTGGAAAGCTTTGACGCAGGGCCTATTTCTAATGGGTATCTTGGCTTTAGTGGCCGTGAAGCACCGGCGGGGGTTGTAGCTTACTATGATTTTGTTAGATGCTTACCATATATGGCGACACGGCCAGCACAGGGTACGGTGGAAAATGAAGAATCGATAACTACCGGTGTTAGTCCTGATAGTGCAACGGAAGAGGCCATGAGTATATTATTTGCTAATGATGATGGATTTAGACGGCCACGATATTTGACAGTTACTGAACATGGGAGAACTGCTTATAATACTAATGCTGAGCCTATGGTTACAGGAGAAGTATTTAACCTTGGATATAATGGAGTGGACATTTATGCAGCATTAAGACTTGGAGTTAAGGTATTAGGCGACCCTAATATTAATATAACCTTTAATAACCTTGAATATGCTTATGAGGTGGTCTAAAAATGGAAGCAGAGGGAATACATAGAAATGTATTTAATACCATAAACGCAGCTTTGAATCCCGGTGAAGATGCCGAAATCATACCTTACCCGGAAGCAAGAGGGGGAGAGTTTGCTAAGGTATATGGCCCTGATAAAAGCATTATGGATACTGGGTGGAGTGTTAAAAATGCTTATAGTGGATTACACTCCCTGACAACTCGTTGGTTCAGTGATTTAGCAGATAGCACACCAGGAATAACAGTAGAGTATTGGAGAAAGGATGAAAACGGTGTTGAAGCCCTAGCAGCTACCCATCAAATAGCTTATGATACCTATTACTCTAATGTGTTTGGAAACGGCGTTGGACTCAAGTATTTCGCGGAAAACTGTGAATATAGGATTAAAATTAAATCTCACCATACACTAGCTGAAACGGATTGGGTGGCAGTTGATTACATTAAAATACTCCCAATAGATGTCTGGGCCTTGCATTCAAACTATGTTTACGGAGTTGACAGTTCACAGGGTGCTATTGCCCCGGCTAGGAGTTTTCCGGAAATATATACTGTTGTTAATGCGGGTGGTAGTTATATAGGTTCCTTAACTGTAAACCTGCCAGATAATGATAATTCTCTTTGGACAATACCAGTGTGTACTGTTCTTGGTGCTAATGATTACTATCCAGTTATTAGTAGCATTTCAAGCGATTTCCGGACTTTTACAATTAATGTGGTGCGGAGGGATGGGACGAATTGGAGTGGAAGCATTAATGTTCTTTGTTTCCTAACATATTACCCGATTATTACAGTTTTATAAGTTTAAGGAGGGATTAAATGGAAATAACTGGGGATGAAATAAAGAATGACCCGGATAGTATTTTGGAAGATGAAGAAAAGATTAAAGCAGTTGTTAAAGACCCTGAACTAGTTGTTAAAGTTTTAGAAGCCAAAGAAGAAACCGAAATGAAAGTCACGGTTGATGGCGAGGAGGTTGCATTAGTTAGGCCGTTTATGTCTGCTGAAGAATTAGAAAAGCGTAAAATACCATTCTTATAGGAAAATAATGAATATTTGGAGGTTAAAAACATGACCAAAGAATTATATGAAATGCTAGGAGCGGATGGATTAACCGGGATAGGAACCAGTTTAACAACTGTTACAACAACTAAGCCTTTTCGTAGGGTTTATTTTGTAAATAACGGTGCAACAACTATAACTATCGGTATAGATGCTAACCCTGCTGCCGGTAAACAAATAGTATTAGCTCCCAACGAAAAATTCAATGAAAGCATATCTGGCTCCGATTTCAGGTATAAAAGTAGTGATGTTAGCGGAAAATTAATCTACGCATTATTAGGTTAAAGGGGATGAATTAATGGCTAATAAGATTCTAGTTGACATTGACCAGTTTTTTAAGAAAATGGTTGATGCTCACCTTTTTGAAGTTAGAAATAAGAAATTGCCGGCATATATAGCAGTTATTGTAAACGGAAAAGAAGAACACATACCACCAAATGGCGATTATGGTTATATTGAAGGATTAATCCGTGTAGCTGCGTATGTTAAGGAAAAACAGGATATTCCGGAAGGAGTTTATGTAATTCCGTTAGATGACGCGGAACCAGTTGTAATAGACCCAACTCCACCGGGTGATGGATGGGTTACAACTGGACTATACAAACAGGACTACCAGGATACCGGATATACTTGTGGACCATCATCGGCACAAATGGTATTCTCCGCTATGGGTTTAAGCTTTGATGAGGCCCGGATTGCACAATTAGCAGGAACAACTGCGGCAGGAACTAGTCATCAGCAGTTATATAGTGCTATGAAGGCTTTAGTGCCTAGTTTGCTTACAGCAGAGCATTATCTGTCCGATATAGGCTTTAATGGGATGGTTGCTAAATTACAGGCTAATCGTGAAATAATACTCCATATAAGGACTGGAACTTTAAAAACAGATTATAAAGGGGCCGCTGTATGGACGAACGATTATGGGCATTATGTTTTCGTGACTGCAATAAATCTAAGTAAACAGTTAATAACCATTGCCGATCCGACTAAAGGCTTAAAGACTTTCACTTTCAGTCAAATATCCACGGCCATAGCTGCTGTTTCTGGTCAGAAAAGCGTTATGCTCTTTTATAAGCCTTGATTCCCTTTATTTTTTTTATGGTGTAGATCTAATTTTTAGGATTTTCCACTAAGCGGGGGTTGCTGAATCTTGCCATTTGCTAACCGGAAAATTATAGTTACCCTAGGCACTTTGCTTAAAATATGGCAGTTACCCTATTTTAAATGGTGCTTGGCATTTTTGCCTATAAAGTATGGGAAGCCATCCCTATTAAGTGGGTTAAAAATAGGCAAGAAATACATCAGTATTTATTTAGTGCGGTTTTTCTTTTTATGGTGTATCAGGGTTATAACATGCTCATTATTCACTATTTTAATATCCCATTCCATTGTATCTCCCTTTTCTATGTGCATTACATCTGCGAGTGCGTGTGGTATTACTATTATTTTAGAGGGGCCTAATTTGGTTACTTTTGTTTTTATTGTCAAGTTTCTATCTCCTATTTTTGTATTTCTATTATTATGTTGCTTCTTATCCTATTTAAATATTTATATTAAGATATTAAATAAAATATAAAAAATTATATATATTATGGTAGCTAAATAATACTATAAGGCTACTTTTAAGTGGCCTTAAAGGGGAATACTTGTTTTATTCCCCTTCTCTCCCCCCTAACTGGGAGAGAACAGTTGAAAAGGAGGACACCGTATGGAGGAGAAATGCCTAATGATTCTAGTCAATAAACTCCAAAGAAATAATAAAAGACTGACTATGAAGATAAATAGGCTTGAAAGAAAGGTTCAGCAGCTAGAAAATAACAGTATTGGAATAGCAGATTTAGAAAGATACCTGGAGGGCCTTGATTTATTAAGCTAACAGGAATTAAGTAAGGGAGAGAAGGGATTGCATGTCAAATAAGAATATTAAAAGCTTAAATAAGCAAAAACCAACTTTCAGCAGTTTGATATATGAAAAGATAAAGCTGTATAAGTGGCTGATTTTAGGGATAATTATTTGTTTAGCCTTAATCTGGATTCTATACAGTTTTACAGAGCCTAAACTGCCAAACGCAAGTGTAGAGGTAATTTAAATGGATATTCTTGAAGCTAAAGTTAGTAAAATTAAAGTGGGGCAGGACCAGATACTTTTAATGCCAGATAGCAATGCTCACCTTGAAGAACTAGTTAATACAATATTAAGCGGCCTTGGAGCATATAACCCTAAATTATACATGTTATTGTTTTCAATGGAAGGAAAACCCCGCTTATTACTAAACACATACACTTACAACCGATTAGTAGAATTAACTCCTGTTCCATTTGTTAGAGGCAGTATAGAGGTTATTGAAACAAAACAAAAAGGAGGGGATGAATGTCCAGAGTGTGGAATGCAAATGAAAGAAACTAAAGGGTTGTTACATTGCGAAAACTGCGGAGAACTAAGAAGTTTAAATAAACCAGAAGATGAAGATAAGGAGTGAATAACCATGATTTATGAGGTTAAAATTGAAATCAGTACATTTATTGGTTTCAATTCCGAATCTCCGATAAATTGCAGTATATCTATCCATTTAAGCAAAGATAAACTTGTAAAACTTTTAAATCTGGTTAATAAGTTATCTCCCAATATTAAAATGGAATTAAAAGAAGAAAAATTAGAGGGATGATAAATGGCAGAATTAGCTAAAGAAAGAACACCGTTTAAGTGTTTAAAAGGAGCCAATGAGTCAGAACTACTCATAAAATTAAATGAACTGGCATTACTTAACTATGAACCAATTTGGAGTACATTGAACCAACAATACGCCGGAAAAGACCATAACAACATGGACAGATTTGAATTAGTCCTATTCCTTTACGATGCAGACCGTAAAGGCTTAGACCCCGATGAAATAAGCAAAAGAAGCGAAATAAGCAAAGATATACTACTGGCTGAACGCCATGTGGCCGAAGCTCAAAGTGCCTTAGAAGAACTAGAATACGATTTAAGGATGTCCACGGATTGGTCTAAGGTTAAGAAAGAACTAGAAGAGCAGAACGGCGTAAAACTAGGTAAATTATTAGTTGATGACAAGAAGGGTTACATTGCCGCTAAAACTAAATTAAAAAGGGAATGGTTAGGAACATGCCAAAGATGGCTAGCTCATGTTAAAAGACTTGAAAAGCTACATGAAAGGGCCGGTATTCCACCATGGAACCTATTTAAGGACGGTAATTTAACAGAAACCGAGGGAGAGGATAAAAATAAAACCGGGCTTTATGAGTCCGAATATTTGAAAAAACTTAAAAAATTAGGTGGAGAATCCAAAGAGGATGGAGAAGAAGCAGTCGAACATGACCCGGAAGGGGATTTATTAGGAAAATACTAAAAAAAAGGTGAAAACATGGCTATATTACAAAAAAGAGATGAAGACAGATTAGATAAGAATTATTGGAAACCTCAAACCCTTAATGAGCAATTAAGCGGCGTAATAGTTAAAATATATGACAAGATGTGGACCGAAGAAGACACCGGAGAAGTCAAAAATAACGGTAAAGTGATGGCTATCCGTACATCAGACGATGCAATATGGGAAACACCAACCCATATTGATTTACAGGAATACATCCCTCAATTAAAAGAAGGAATGGTAGTTACAATTACTTTAATTGAGTTAAAGGATGTAGGACAACGACACCCAAAGAGAATATACCGGGTAGAGGTCTAAGGGCAAACCAGCCCTTTAATCCTCATTTAAAGGAGGCTTAAAATATGGAAGCTGATGAACAAGCCGTTGCCATTGTAAAAGAAGAAATTGCCCCCCAAAGCACCTCTTTATTTACTAACACCACTCCCAACGGCATAATCGAAGAAGCGACAAACCTCGCAAACACTCTATCAAAACTAATCAACGAAAAAAAACTTTACAAGCCAATCGGCAAGAAAAAGCATGTATTCGTTGAAGGATGGACAACTCTGGGGGCTTTATTAGGTGTTTTCCCTTATCCAGTAAAAAGTGTAAGGCTAGACCGAGGACCGGATGAAATCACCTATGAAGCAACCGTAGTCGTTAGAACGCTTAACGGCGTGGAAATAAGCAAAGGAGAAGCTATTTGCAGCAATAAGGAATACAACTGGTTTGGAGCAGATGAATACGCAATTAAAAGCATGGCCACTACCAGAGCAACAAGTAAAGCCCTTAGAATCCCATTAGGATGGATTATGGTACTTTCAGGGTTTAATAGCACACCCGCAGAGGAAATGACTGATGAAATGGCAAATAACAACTTCAATAATACCCCGAAGCAACCACCTCAACCCAAAGGCAAACCACAAATTGCTAGAACCTTTAAAACACCCCCTCAACAAAATAAAGACCTAAACAAAGGCCACGAACTCCTAGACCCGGAAAAAAACGAAGCTAAAGCACCACCACAAACGGAAACTCCAAATATAAGCCATGAATCAGTTGATCCAGTAAGTAGTGATGCTCAGGTAGCTGTTGATGCTGAAAGGAAAGAAATAAACGAAAGATTAAATGAAAAGGACACAGAGCAGTCTTCATTAGCAACTCCACCTCAACCCAAAGCCGCTCCCAAACCTAAGCAACCACCGGCACCTAAACAACCACCGACAACCCCTCCACAAGGACCACCTCAAGCAACGCAACCAGAACAACCAGAAACACCAACACTCCCACCTCAGAGTACAACTCCACCTCAACAAAATTATAAACCAGTTCCAGCACCAGTAGATGAAGGAAACCTAGATATTCCTGCTGAAACTAAAATAGCAGCACTAGTTTTTGAATCAATCCCCCTAGGCAAAGTCGTTGCTAGTTTAGAACGGACACAAGACCCGATAACACCAACAGGAGTAAGACAAAGAGCTAGAGATATGGTCGGCGAACAGTTGTTAGTCCCAGAGGAAAAGGTTGAAATATTCCAAATATTACAGCAAAACGGCCTAAAATAATAAGGAACAGAGATAAAAAGGCGGAAACCCCGCTATTTTATTTCTTTTATTTTTTTAGGAGGGATTATTATAAACCTACCCTAGACAAATGGAATTTCAAGGATTGATAGGGGGATGAATACGATTAATGAAACAGCAACTAAAACTGGTGAAACCGATGAAAACTTTATAGATTTCGTGGAATTACCAGATGGGTATCGGATATACATAGTTTTGCTTAAAAAGGAAGTTTTATATGTCTTCCGTGATTCAAAAGGGAACGAAACTGCCAAATATAATGGAAAAGAACCATTAACCATTACAGAGCTATCCACGATTGGGAAAGAGATTAAAAAACATCTCGATCCGCATAAGGAGCATAGCACACTTAAATTAAGCAAAATGTTTGAGGATTGTAGGGTTATAATGCATAACATCTATGATACCATAGTTTTAGAGAAAATGGCAACTGATGAACGTGCTAAACAGGAAAAAGAAGAATATGTTAAGCTAAAATTAGAAGAAGCAAAGAAAGTACTGGAAACCACAGAATTACCGTTGATATATATTTCAAGCCTAGTTTCATGGATGACAGCAGGGGAAAAAATGAATATAATGCTTGAATTTCTGGCTTATTGCAGTCAAGTAATTTTAGGCATCCCAATAAGTGTAATAGGCTTAGGTGAAGGTGGAAGCGGTAAAACACACATCCAAACAGTAGCTTTGGACTTAATCCCCTCGGAATATATACGCCATGAAAAAGGAGTAACGGCGGCGGCTATGTTCAACCGAGCAAAGGATAATGTTTACTATTATGACGGATGCGTAGTGAATTACGGTGATTTAGGGGGCCAGAATAGCCAAGAGTTTATTATGGAAGCTAAAAACCTTTTAAAAGAGCTTCAATCGGATGGATTTGTTAATAAGCCCTTAAATATACCCGGCCCTGAAGGATGGACAGTTATCGATATAGTTCTGTATGGTCGGCCTGCATTAACTTATACAACAATACCAGGGTTTATTTTCGATGATCAGGAAATGTCACGGTCAATATTTATAACTCCAAGGATGGATAATAAGGCCGTTTTCAACGCACGGAAAACCATTATGGAATTAAAGCACGGAAAATCGTATAAACAGTATATGGCATATAAGGAGGAGATAAAACTTGTAAAGTATATGGTTAAGCTAATTAAAGAGCGAGTTAAGGACATAGTGATTATTAATCCATATACAGGGTACATAATAGACTATTTAGGTGAATCAGAATATTTTAAGCGGGATTTTGATAAATACAATGGTTTATTAAAAACTATTACGGCATTTCATGTGTTTACACGGCCAACGCTTGATTTAAATGGTAATAAGGTATTGTTCACTACATTAAATGACATCCAATTGTTCACTAGCTTATTACACACCTATCATGAGAGTATTAGTGTAAATATAAGCCCTAAAGCCGCTGAAATCCTACAAGACCTTAGAAAAAACCTTAAAGTGTGGAAAGCCAACGATAGGCTTGAATCTCTCCTTGGAATAACAACCACAGAATATGACGAAATATCCTCGGTTATATTGACAAAGCGGAGCATAAGGCGATACTTTGGTGAATTGAACAATGCAGGGTTTATTAAGGTTAGAGGGAAGCTCGGTTCGGCGAATGTATATGATTTAAGCTTAAGTGGGGAGTATGAATCAAATTTAAGCGATGGAAAAGCCGTTTTAACCCCAGACCAAGCAAAGCTTATAGAAGATGAATTAGGTCATGAAGCTTTAGAATTCATAATGAATGACCATATAATCCCCGAACTATCCTTTAAAACACATTATGATGGTATTCTAAAACCTGAATGGGATAAGTATGATAGATAGCCCTTTAAAAATATTGGCGGCCACGGCGGCCATGACGGCCACGGCGGCCATGACGGCCATGACGGCCAACCCGGCGATGGCGGCCTCTGGTAGTGGCCGCCGCTTCACCCCCGATTTGGCATATAACGGCCAGATAGCCGGAATTGAACCAGCTGTTAAAAATTGCCGAAAATGGCGGGGCCGCTGTAATTCCACTCATATTTTTAGGGGAAAATTGTCATGCGATCTGAAATGTAGAATTGCCCTGATTGGTAAAAGAAGCAAAAAGCGGCGGCCAGAGGCCTAGTGGCCGCCGTGGCCGTCATGGCCGCCATTACAAGAAGGGATTAGAATGTTTAGTTTCGAAGAACAAATGCGGAATGCAAAGAACGCTAAGTTTAAAGCACTATTCAAAGCTAAACCCGAATTAAATCCGGTTATAACTTGTGGATTTAGTGAAGAGGAAGGATGTGATGATTGTCCTTTTATTAAGCGATGCGTTATTACCACAAAGGAAATTGAAGGCTAGAAAACAAAGTTTAGGTGAACCTAAAAATCTAAAAAAATGCAAACCAGAGATAGAGTGGCAGCCGTTAAGCATGTGGCCGCCGCTTTTACCGTATTTAATATTTGAAGATGGAGGCCCTAATAATGGTACGGAAAATAAAATTAACCCAAGGATACTACGCCGAAGTAAGTAATGAGGATTATCATTGGCTTAATAGTAATAAATGGTACGCTAGTGTTAAAAAACTTAAAACTAGGGAGTTGGTATATGCGTGTAGGACAATAGAGCGTAAAGGCAAAAAGAAAACAGTTTTAATGCATAGAGAGGTAATAAAAAAACAATTAGAAGATGTAGAAGACTTTGAACTGCTAGAACAGTTTATAGAAAACCCTAAAGCTTACCCGGTAGATCACATCAACGGAGATGGACTAAAGAATACAAGGGAAAACTTAAAAATAGTAACGCCTAGGCAGAATCACCAGAATAGGCACAATATAACAAGCAGCCGTTACCCGGGAGTTTCTTGGGATAAGTCTTCTAAGCGATGGAAAGCCCATATAAGGATAGATGGAGTATTAAGGTATCTGGGCAGTGATAAAAGTGAAGTAAAGGCTTTCGGCCTTTATAAAGCAGCCTTAAATAAGATAGAATAGTTTTAACTAAAAAGGAGTAGGTTAAAATGATTGATGAGGAATTAAAACGGAAATTGGTAGAAGAATTTAATGTAACACCCGAAGAAATGGATATAATAGAAAATACCCCGCCAGAAGAGTTAATAAAGGTTGATTGTGAAGTTAAAAAGGTTTCTGAGGGGATAACCCGGATAGTGGAAGCCGCTATAAAAGCGTATGGTTTACCCTCTGCTATGGTGGGATTTGCCAACTCAATAGGCTTATTTTATGAATATACGGCTAAATTACACCCTGATGCCACAGAAGTGTATTTAAATAGCATAAAACATGTTTTACAACTAGAGGGCGTGGAAATAGAGATAAAAAGTATAAAACCAAAGGGGAAAAGGTAAAATGGATACCTTAATGATTTTCACAGGAAAAGAAGCCGAACAATTCGTTAAAAATGGAATTGAACGAGGAAGTGAAATTTCATGTATTTTTGCGAATGAGGAAAACGAAAAAATATACTTTAAAGGCAAAATAAGCCGCTTAACGAGTTTCATAGAAGATAAAAGACTTCCATCCATCCATGTTTTTGTAAAACTAGGTGGATTCAAGAAGATATGATTAAATAGGAGGTGTTAGTATGCTTAATATCCCTCTAAGTGGCTATGTGGCAAGGATTAATCTTAGCAATGCTTGATTAATACTCAACCAACTAGGAGGCATGGAAATATTAAGCAAAAGATTAGAAAAACAGCATTGGGGCTGCTTTTAGCAACTTCAATGTTATTAATGATTGGATGTGTAAGTGCAGGTACTATTGGCGGTTATTTTATGCCTAGCGGCTACTATGGCGGTCATTCAGGATATTACGAGTGGATTGATTACTGCCCACTATGTGGCCACTATGGAACCCTAGAAAACAACCCTAAAGGTACTTATGAAGGCGAAATAAGTTGTGGGAGGTGTGATGCAGATTATGATGGATGTACCGGTTACGACAAGCATGGTAGGGGTGCAAGAGCTAAATTAAAAGCGTATGTGCCTAAAAAGGTACAAAATAAAACAGAAACTCCCGCTTCAGCACCTAAAAATGAGCCAAAGGTAGTGGAAATCAACCATCCTTTAGGAGGCATGGTAACTGTACCTATTACCACGGTTCAAGTGCTAATATCTAAAAAGCCACTGTTTGAGGTGTAATCCTTTTACACTTCATTTTTTTAGAGGTGGAAAACTACGGAAAAAATGAATTAAGTGATTTTAGAGGTGGAATGAATGAGAAAAGTGTTTAAATATCAGTTAAATATGCCTGTAACGACTTTAAAGATGCCTGAACACGCGAAAGTCCGCCATATTGCGGAACATCAGGGGATGGGCTATCTTTGGGCTGAAGTGGACGATGCAATGCCATTAGAAGAGCGGACATTCCATATAATTGGCACAGGCTTGCCAATTGACCGGAGATTTAGATATGTAGGAACCTTCTTAATGGGATTGTTTGTTTGGCATGTATTCGAGGATTTAACTGAAATGATTAAAAAACTAGACACGAAACTCTTTGAAAATACCAATTTGGCAATGCCAGAGGTGGAAAAAAAGGAATAAAAGATTTATAGTCTTTATTCTAGGAATTGAAGGTTTTTAAATAGGGTGAATCACCTATAAAAGTTTTATTCAGCCATGAATTAATTGAGGTGAAGTAAATGAACGAGGAATCATTACCAAATACAGTAAAAAAGCCAGATGGGAAGTATTCAAGTGAAGATATTTTTTGGAAGGGGGATTATAAGGGAGCGGCAGAAGGAGGGTACTTTGTCCGCTGCGATCTTGCCTTTTTCCTGCAACGGTTAGTTTGTAACGGCCTTGAACCAGTTGGTTTGAAGATTGACGGCTTGACCGTGGAAGTTATTGTTAAAACTAAGCCAGAAATGGAGGAGTAAGTATGGGAATCCTTAAAAAGCCTTTAGATTACACGAGAAGGTGTGATAAGTGTGATAACTGGATACCCTCCCATGTTACGGTGGATTTTGAGGGATGTAAAGAAGGAGATGGCGGATATTGCTGTTTAGTACAATCTGAGATGATGGGATACAAATCAAGTGATGTTGGTTACTCTAAATTAGCTAAGAAGGTGATTTATGAGATAATGAATGCTTTTGTAATGGATGACAAGGTTTTTTATGATAGAGAGTATAATAGTCAAGTTTTAATTACTATGGCTAACTTCTGCCCTTTATTTGATGAAATAAGCCTTGAAGAAATGAAGAAAAGGAATAAACAGTATGGATGTGAACTGAATCCATATTTAACCATGCACGGTATTAAGGAGGCAGAAAAAGATGAGTTCTATAACGGATGCGGCACATTTCCTCCCTATTAAACGGCCTAAAACTAAAAAGGAATTAACTCAAAAGTTAAAAGGCCATAGACGGCTTGAACGGTATTTTAAAGAGTTAAGAGAAGTGGAATACGATGAATGAAGAGGATGAAATAAAATTAAGGTATCTCAGATGCCCTTACTGTGGAGGCCGGGTTAAAAGCATTTGGAACTTGAAAACAACCGGCCTAGTTACTTGTGTAGAAGAGTGTGATAAAGGACAGTATAATATGAAGGTGGAATCCTGTGAATCCGTGGAAGAAGAGGACTTTATGTCAGAGGAAGAATTAGAGGACTTAATGGAGGGAGAACATTATGAATAACCTTTATTTAGTCGTTTCAGAGCAAATAACGCCATATATGGGATGGGCTTGTGCCTTAGAACCGCCTGAACCGTATCATATTGCTTGTTTGGTAGTCGCTAGGTCTTATAAACATGCATTATGGTTAGCTTGGCAAGACGATGATAGTTATACAGGAGATGTAACAGAACGGCCTAAAATGAGTTGTAATTTAAGATTTAAGGATTGTGAGATACCAATAGGGGTGATAAAAAACAGCCACAAACAGAAGTATGATAAATTCTGGTATTCTGGCAGATATATAGGAAATGAAGGACAATTAGAGGATTTAGAAGTGGAAAAAGCAGCAATATAAATTAAAAAATTAAAAGAGGGATAAAACATGGCAACTTTAACTAAAGAGGAATTAATCGAGGAAATATATGAAATCGTGGCATTTTTAGAGGAGGAGGATAGCCAACTAGGGGCAGATTATATTAAAGAAATAATGAACAATAAGCAGCTAGAAGACTGTTCTGTGGCCCTATTGTATCATAAAAGGAAATTGGCACAGATATACCTTTCAGATTACTGTTTATTTAAAAAAGATACCATTGATAAGGAGATACAGAAAATAGACGATGAATGCAAGCAGAATGAACGGAATATTGATTTAATGGAAATGGTTGAAAGTTTAAACAACTATAAAACCCCAGAATCAATTAAAACAGATTATTCCTATGAACTCCGCAACTTAAAAAGCGGTTTAGCCTTCCTTAACCAATTACTGGCCAGAGGGGTAATTAATGGAGAGGTCTGTTTCAAGTGTAATCTTACAGTTAAGGTAGATCTTGTGCTTGACCGGCTTAATGAAAAGATAAGGCTGATTAGGAAACTTCAAACCTACGATAGAATGCTTCAAAGGCACATGAGAAAGAAATCCCCCTGCACAGTGCCAGATAGCAACCATGAAATACGGATTAAGCGGATAAAAGAGGAAATGCTAAGGATAAGTAAATCTGAAGAGGAAAAAGCAACATAAGGGAGTTAGATAACATGAAAAAAAGTCCTAAGCAACTAGAACGCGATAAAAGGGGAATTAATGGTTTTATGAGCAAAGAAGAAATTATCTATGTGATGAGCGAAGGCAACCCCGGAGCCTTAACAGTGATGGAAAACATTATGAAAACCAGTTTTATCCCAGAACAAGGACTGGGAATCATTTTAAGTATGGCGGAAATGAATATCAGAGGTTACCAGATATGGCTAGTTTACAAAGATTACGCAGGAGAGGATATCGTGAAGTTTAAAAAGGCCATACACTACCAGGAACAGGAAATGATTGATTTTCTGAACGAAAACCCAGAATGCAAAGCTGACGGCTTAATAACCGTTAAAAAAGGATGAATACCTAAAATATATCCATAGAGGTAATAAGAATGGTTTACTGTCGGTTAAAAATGGGAAAAGTAACGAAAAAGTATTGTCGTGGCTGCACAGTTGAAGGTTCCCCTGAGAACTGCGGATACAGTGATGAAACCGGAAAACAATCCAGTTTAAATGGTTTTAACCGGGAATAAGTGTTTAAAATGGAGATGAAAATAATAGAATCGGGAGAACATGAAAATAGCAGTTAAAATAAAATGCTTTGGTAAAAAAGAGGAGCTTAAAAAACTTTTTAGAGTATTGGATATGGAATTTATCCTATATACCTATAAAATACTTTAAATTCCCTTTATTTTTTAAATAGGTGAGTTATATGTTTGATATTGACGAAAAAACGAAAAAGCGGCTGGAAGAGTTGAGTACAAAGACTATATTTGAATATGGAGTTAAGATACAGGAAATTCTTTTAATTGAGGAAATGGCAGAGCTAACTCAAGCGATTTGTAAAGCACAAAGGGAGAGGTATTATAATACCATAATAGGGATTAGTCCACCTCATAACAATGAGGCTATAATGGAAGAGTTCACAGATGTTATAATCATGTTAAAGCAACTCTCCATCATCCATAAATTGGAAGGCAACGATTTAAGCAGGGAATTAGGATTTAAACTAGATAAGTTAGAAGCGAAATTAAAACATGGCCACTTGCTAAAGAATCGTTAAAATTAAAGCATTTAAGGAGTATTTAAAGGATTAGAGGGGATAATCTATGGAAATAATTAGAAAAACCATTAGAGATGATAAAGAAGGCATAGAACTGGACGTAGAAATAGGACAATCAATTAATATGGACGGAACAGTACGAAAAGTCCGATATAAAGTAACTGATATACGCTATTACGATAAGCAAATTTAAAGCTTGAAAGACTCCCAGACACCTATGATTTAGCAGAGAGGTAATAAAATGAGCATATATTTTGTTAGATACCAAGAATGGTTCCAAAAATGGTATAATAACGCTAGAAGTATAGCTGACATTGCCAAAGTTGCTTTAATTGATGGATACGGTAATAATGCCTATGTCACATCAAAGGTTGATCCATATCTTAATTTGCATATAGTACACGAACAGGCAACTTTAGAGCATTATGACAATTTTGCGGGTGCTTGTGGGTTTAAAAAGCACGGACACCTTACATATCACTGGGAAACCATTGAAATTAAGTGTGAAACAGTTTTTAACTATAATACGGGAGGATTAGAGGTATGAGTGTTAATAATTTGCTTTATCGGCTTCTGTGGTTTATTAAACCACGGAATAATCCTTTAACTGTATGGAAAACAGTTATTGGGAAAACTATTGTCCTGAGGTTAAAAAATGGCAAATATTTGCGGGTTCAAGTATTTGGCATTTTAGAAACCCTCTATGAAGAGAGGTATCTTGTAGAATGCTTTGTTTTTAAATCAAAACAAGTTGAGTATTATTTCATTGATGAACTAGAATTAATCCATGTTATAGGGTATAATAAGCAGTTTAGGCCATGTTCTGTGGGAGAGGGTAAACCAATCATGAAATAACACCCATCTGGTGGATTAAAGATGATTTAAAGTACAGAGCTATGCAGAAAAAATTAAAAAATAAAGGAAGTTGAAGAAAAAGCATTGGATCATGGACCTTACCAGGACATGGTATGGATAAGTATAAATTAGTAAAAGAACACTTTAATATTATGAAAATATGGGGGAGTGTTTGAAATTATCAAGTTTACCCGTTATGATACCCCTAAAATTGCTGAGTCTGCCAATTTCCCTCTATTTTCAGTAAAGAAAGTTCTGGCTGCTCTTTCTTTACCGATTCCTCACCCATTTAGGGTTTTTAGGGGTATCATCTCCTATTTTTATTTTAATTACTTACAAGGTGCTGATTATGTGGTTTTTGTATAAATGCAAGTGCAATTCTGTTTTATTTGTAAAGAAAACAATAGAACGCTGCCCTAGTTGTAATAAACCATTTAAAGTTCCCTCTAGAGTGATAGGGAACAGTTGTGATTGGAATAGGTTTAAATAAAGTAAATTAAAAGGTTCACGCTCATCTAATACAGTTGAGGATGATTAGACCGGATTAAAAGAGTTGGAAACGCGTAAAAAAAACGAAAGAAAGTTGGAGAACTTTAAAAATTAAATCCAGCCTTTAACAGCGGGTTCTCTGGCATTCTTGAGTCTATTAATCCCCTCTTGGTTTTTAATCCCTTTTTTTCCGGCCTAACTCATTATTATAAGCTAAAATCCAATTACATCAGTAGGAATTAATGGAAAAAATTAAATATCTTGCCTTAAATAAGAAAATATAATTTAAGGTAGATTAAAAACAACTAGGAGGCCGTAAACATGGTAGATATACCCAGAAACTATCGAATACTAAATGTATTCCTTTTAGCCGTAGCATTGGGCGTAGTTGCAATGCAAGACCGGATAATAGCCGCAATTTTGCCTTTTATCCCACAGACATACCAGGAATTAATCTCAATAATTGTATTGTTGCTATTTCTGGGATTAAGGGAAGTTGTAAAAGTATATGGGCAAAAGACCGAAGAAACTCCCGCCGAAGTGAAACAAGACGAAGCTGCGTAAACTATAACAGATTAAACGCTTTCTTAAAGGTAAAATCCTTATAATTTTGCTTTTAAGACAATTGAACTACAATGATATCTATGATGGCGAAAGAATCGGTAAGAAAACCTTGGCACGGCACTATGGACCTATGGAAGGTTATATTATATTCTGGTTTTGCTAAATCAGTTACAGGAACAAGTTTTGTATCTATCGGGGTTGCTATAATCTTTAATGGAATGGTAAACCCCGGATGGTATCAGCATTACCCATTTGTAGGAATAATAGCCATCCTTTCTGGTGCGATAGTATATTTAGCCGGTGATTGGTATAAAAAACGAAAAGAGGAGGAACATATTGAAATTTTACAGACAGAAGTGGAATTATTGGTAGAAAAACGGGCTAGGGAATTATCTAAAAGCTTTTTAGCCGGTTTAAAAACCTATGAACCGGTGGATAGTGGTGATTATGATCGAATGATGGAGCCGGGTATAGAGTGTATTAAGTTCCCAGATTCCTACCCAACTTTGAAAATAATAGAAATAGGTAGGGATATGGCCTTATCAAACGACATAGAACCAACATTGAAATATCTAAGGAATTTCGTTAAAAACCTTTATAAAAATGGTTGGATTTCCCTTAAAAAATATGAAGAGTGCTTAGACCAATTATGAAACCTAAAAATGTGAGATATTCAGGTTATATGTGCTTTATTTCATGCCCTACTAAAAACGACTATCAACTAATGGACAAATACTTAAATAACAAGTTTAAAATTGTTAAATCACGGAGAAATAGCAATTAAAACTGATATTTCACATTATACTTTTTAATTTCACATATTCCCAATAATAGCATGCCTAAAATACTCAAATACGCTATAATTACCCATTTATCAATCTTGATAAAGGCAATAGAAACCGTAAATCCAACCATTATGGTTCCGCTAGAAGGTAATCCAATGAAACGGCACGAAACCATTAAAATTATACCACCCACTCTATATTAAATTAGGTTACATTTTTAATTTCTATGCCACTAATTAAATGGTAAACGAAGGCAATAATATTAAGGGGCCTAGCCACTACAAACCCTATAATTCTTAAAAGTTACAGCATAATTTTTGCTAAAAAAATTTTTACGAGGGGAAAGACATGAAAGAATCTGGTAAAATAGCAATCTCAGAGATTAAGGCTCACCCTGATAATGCACGAGAGCATACGGATGAGCAAATAAGTAAAATTATGGCAAGTATTAAAGCGAACGGATGGGGTAAGCCGATTGTGCTTAGTGATGATTTATATATACTGGCTGGGCATGGGGCTGTTGAAGCGGCTATTAATCTAGGATTAAAAGAAGTTCCTTACAGATTCCTAGAACCCCGCCGAAAGCACGATGAACCCGAAGCCATTGCTTATATGGTTGCCGATAATAAATTAACTGACGAAAGTGACTGGAATTATGGTAAATTAACTACTAATTTTGAGGCTCTTGAATCAGAAGGCTTCGATCCAACTATAACCGGGTTTGATTCCGTTGAAATTGAATCAATTAATGTTGATGATGATTTCGGATTTTTAACAGGACCAGAAACCGGAAAATCAGGAGAAGATGAAGATGAAGATGATGATTTGGGTGGAATTGAAGGAAAACCAGTAGGCCGGAGTTATAGTCTTCATATATCGTTCCCTACACAAGAAGATGCCGAAAAGTTCCTAAGAGTCATTGGATATGAAGATTTCGAGGTGAGAGGCTTAACTAAGCTCATTGATGGTAAATTAATTGATACTGATTTACTGGAGGAGTCATTATCACCGAAAGAAACCTAATAGTCGCCCCTCACCAAGATGACGAGGTTCTATGGTGCAGTAGCTTTTTAAACCCACAAAGCACGGTAATAACGGTTACAGAAACCAAGAACAAAGGAGTGACTACCAAAGCAAAGGAATTATTCGGTTTTAACTGGGTAAACTTAGGTTTACCCGATAGAGGGGTGCTTAACTCCCTAAATAGCGTTATAAAACTAATTGAAGCAGAAATAAAGGATAAGAACTTTGATAATGTTCTTATTCCATCACCATACCAGCACCAAGACCATATCGGCGTTAATATGGCAATGAGAGCAGTATTAAGACCAAATAAATGTAAATACTCCACTATCTATGAATATCCATACTGGTCTTACTACCAATTTGAAGAAAATACTATTAGAAAAGTAAAACCAGAAAAATATGCGATTCTAAGTGTAAACAAACTAGAAGACTGGGAATCCCATGTTAAACAGTATAATCAGTATTTAGGAAGCAAACACAACTTAGATGGGCATTATGAAGGGTTCAAACTGATTAGAAATGTGATATTATGAAAATAACCCTTTATCCATCTATTATATTTTATTTTAAAAATTTCACCCCTATAAAATTAAATTCCAATAAATTTTATTAGGTGATTTACCTTGAAAATATATTATACGGTTCCAAGTTACCATAGAAGCAATGAGCAGCTTACAATAGACTATTTAAGCAGCCTCGGCATTGATGAAGTTTACCTATCAGTTCAAAACAAAGAAGATGCCGAAAACTACCAAAAATACGCGGACAAGGTTAAAACAATTATTTACAGAGAAGGAAGCAATGTATCTGATAATCGAAACGCTATCCTTGACTATTTTCCTAAAAATGCTTGTATCGTTCAGTTTGATGATGACATAAAAAATATAAGCACCCTCCAAGTAATTGATGGTAAAAACAAGCTTAATCCAATTTTAGACGGTAAAACATTTAAAAAACTGTTTGAAAAGATGTTCAAAGTTGCTATCCGCCGTGGAGGAAAAATATTTGGAGTTTACCCGGTGAGCAATGCTTTTTTTATGAAACAAGTAATCAGAGATGTAGCTTTAGTTGAAGGCACAGTAATAGGCATTGTTAATTCTAATTTACGCTTTAACAGCAATTATCCTCTTAAAGAAGATTACGCTTTCAGTTGTGAGCATATAAACCGTTATGGTTCGTCCTATCGGTTTGATTTCGTTACAGCTAACGCTAAACACAGAACAAAAGGAGGATGTAAAGACTTCTGGGATACGGAACAGGAAAATGTATTTAAACGATTTATTAAGCAATATGGTAAATTAGTTAAGCCTAATCCAACCCGAAAAAACGAAATATTGCTTAAAAAAATGCATACACTAAAATAGAGGGGATTCAATGGTTAAAACTACAAATAATGGTATAAGACTGGCTCCCAACTCTGCTAATGTGGAGCTAACCCGTGGATGCAATATGAGATGTGATTTCTGTGGGATTCATAGCATTCCCAAGGAAATAAAGTATATGACTGTGCCGGATGCTAGGAAAATAGCAAAAGAGTATAGCGTCTTTGATCCAATGCGGATAGAGTATGGAATGCGTGGAGAACCTACATTAAACCCTGATTTTCTTAAAATAACCCACTTATTCCGGAGATACTGTAAAGACACTCAAATCACATGTATTACAAATGGAATAAAACTTACCCCAGAACTAGCTGAATCATTTTTTAGGGCCGGAGGAAACATCTTATTTGTAGATGCTTATGGAAAAACATATTTTAAATATAAGGAAAAATTTGAGGGCTTTAATGTTTATGATTACTACGAAGACGACTTTAATCCCTATTATCGGCATGGCCCTAAAACTAAAGCTCTGGTATTAGTTGACGATGTGAGCAGTAGAAACAAGGAGAGTATCACCAGAACGCTACATAACCAAGGAAATAATGTAGATTACGATAAAGTAAAGAAATACGGCATAGAACCAATAAAAGAACCATTAACAAACCGCTGTATCCATCCTTTCCGCCGATTAGAGATTTTTTTCAATGGAGATATACCATTATGCTGTATGGACTGGAAAGGGGAAACCGTCCTATGGAATGTAGTAAAACAAGGTAATTTAGAACACTTCTGGATGAACGACACTAGATTAAACGCCGCGAGATACTTATTATACCATAAAAACCGGAACTTTGGATTATGCAAAGTTTGTAGTTGGATGGGTGGCATGAGGCAGGGAATACTCCCTAAAATGCCAGATGAATCGCCTAAATTAACCCAGAAAGCATTAAACATCTGGAACACCCATCATAAAAAACAGCTAAGGAGGATAAGAAAATATGGCATTATCTAACTTAAACTACACCTCTCCACGGTGGAGCGGTGAAATATGTGATTGCAGTATGCCCATGACCTTTGACACATACAGCGGGTGCAGCTTTAACTGTTTATACTGCTTTGCATACTTCCAAAAGAGCCATAGCGTTAATGGATACCTAGAAAGGAAAATCTCTGCCGTGAACACGGATAGAATTAAAAATATGTTTGCTAATAGCTTAAAGGGAAATCCCGCAGATCTAAATCAAGTGGATATCCAGTTTTATCCTTATATTCGTAGCAAAACAACGATGCAATGGGGCGGAATGAACGATCCATTTGATAAAAATGAGGAAAAATACGGATTAAGCCTTGAGCTTCTTAAATTCTTTGATAAAATCGATTATCCGTTGAGTATTTCGACTAAAGGCGTTTTCTTTACGGAAGACAAGAGATATATGGATTTAATTGAAAGACACCCGCATAATTGGCATTTTAAGGTATCTATAATTACTAATGATGAATTAAAAAGCCGCAAAGTGGACAGAGGCTGCCCAACCGTTAAGGAAAGATTAAAAGCTATACAAACCCTTGCTAATAAAGGAATACATGTAACACTTCGCTTAAGGCCATATATTATAGGAATTAGTGATGATTACCCTAAATTGATAACAAAGGCCCATAATATGGGTGCTGATAGCGTAACAACAGAGTTTTTTTGCCTTGAACAAAGAGCCAACGAACAACTGATTAAAAGATATGAAGAACTAAGTAAAGCGGCAGGATATGATATTTTAGAGTTTTATCGTAAGCACAGCACTACAACCGGGTACTTAAGGCTTAACTATGACCTGAAAACTCCCATAATAAATGATATGAGGGAAATAAGCCATAAATTAGGCATGAAATTTTATGTCAGCGATGCTCACCATAAAGAGCAAAGCGATTCCTGCTGTTGCTGCGGAACACCCCCTAATTTCAAGGTTAGCAAAGGCCATTTCGCCGAAGCCCTGCTAATAGCAAAGAAGAGGCCAAATAAGTTGGTTTCGTGGGATGATATAAAAGATAACCTTGAGTTTCTAGTGGGAAATGTACGCTTTTACAAAGCCGCCGGGTTTAATACTGGTTCTAATAAAAAGAGGAGTGAACGGCTTTATCAAACCTTAAGCCAGTATGTTCAAGAGATTTGGAACACTCCAAAAAATCCTAAAAGCCCCTATAAGTATTTTAGTGGCAGATTAAAGCCTGTAAAAGTAGATAGTAATGGAAATGTGATTTATAAGTATGTTGGTGCTTAAAAAATAGAAAAAGAAAATAAGGGAGTTTATTCTTCAATCAGGCGTAATTTAGCCTGTATGAAGCTCCCCTCTTTGGCTCCGATGGCCTCTAAAGTAGCTTTTGAAATATGGGTTTTAAAGCCCCTCTTTACCTTAATAACGGTTTCAACTTCTTTCATTTAATTATCCTCCTTTGGTTCCATGCTTTTTTCGTATTCTTTGATTATATGTTCACTGCAACCTATTATCTTTGACCCTCTATCCTTTAAAAGGGATTTATCCCCCTTCCAGTGCTGAATGTATTTAGCGGCGTCAGGGTTATTAACCCCGAAATAACTGCTAACTATGTAGCTAACGGCCTCCGCTTCAACTTCCTTCACATTAGAAGGCAAATCCGAGCCGTGATGGCCTAAAATGATGTGAGCCTGCTCATGAAAGATAGCCGGTATCATTTCATTAGGATTAGTCCGTCTAGCAATGGTTATATGGTCTTTAGCAGCCATGCCATCACTAAACTGAATATCCTCTATTACCTTAACCGGGTACGGAGAGTGATTTATAGCTAACTGGATGGTAAAATCGCCGGAGTTTACTACATTCTGGCTGCCTCCAATAGGGATATGTTGGTCTATCTCATCCATAATCCGGTAATGTTTCCCATCCCACGGGGTGGAAAAATCCCTGATAACGCCGGTTTGCTTAATATCAAAAACCGTTCCGGTGCGGAAGTAGATTAACTCCTCCTCATCCCCCTCTGTATTTTTCTGCTTATAAAAACGGGGAGTAAGGATTTTAATCCCTTTCTCTCCCCTTTTTACTTGTCGGCCTAACTCCTGCCATTTACGGTACCCGGCTAGGACTGTCGCCTCCCGATATTGCATAACTGCCAGTAAATAGTTGCGGAAACTGTAACGATGTAACCCTGCCCTCCACTTTTCCGTATATTCCCTTAATTCATCCGGACTAAAGATAAGCTGGTCTTCAAGTGCGGATAAATTTTCATGAAGGTTTTTAACAAATGCGTTCATTTAAATCACCTTTTATCTTCTTTTTCATTGGATATTACGGTTGGATAACCCGCTGAGTTGAGAACATCAGCTATTGACTCAATAACTGCCCTTACTCCAGCCTTTCCATGCTGTTCTTCTGTCCAATTTAATATTATTCCCAGTTCTAGGAAATAAGCAGTCATAACGGCAGGAATAGATGTTTTAACCATCAATTCGCCCATAAATTCATGTAACATTTTGGAGGCTACTGTTGATTCCTTTAATTCCTCTTCAATCCCAAGTAAGGCAGCTAAATCCATTATTTCACCAGTAAATGGTCCAGTAAATTTTCCGGTAATTTCATAGGTATTAGGCTGCTTATGGGGCGGAAGTATAAAGATACAATGGTTATTACCGCAACTAGGGCAAACTCCTTTTATTGTTTCCCCATCTGGCACATTAACATCCAGAATCATTGAATCTTCGTGTCCGCAACTTAAACATAGCG